TCGGCCCCTTGTCGGTGCCGTCGCCGCGTAGGAATGCCAAGTCCTCGCGCCGCGCGATCGTCTGCACGAGATCGTCGCGCACGATCTCCTCGACGCCGATCGGCGAGCGGCGGATCAGGTCATTGCTAACCGGAACCATCGCGGTCAATTTCTTGGCCACGAAGTTGACGTCATCGAACCGCTCTTGACTGATCGCGATGTCGTCCAGTTCGTTCTGGTAGCCGGCGGTTGCGCCACCAGCGAGACGCGGGATGGTCAAGTTGCCCATCGGCATCCCGACTTCCATCGGGTTCGCGCCGCGCACGGCGGTCGAGGCGCGGAGAAGCTCGATCAGGTCCGCCATGAAGTCCTGCGGGATCAACGCGCCGCCTTCGCCGGTTATGCCCGCGTTGAGCGCGCGGGCGACCACATCATCGCCGAAGCGATTGGAGATAAACTCCGCAGCCTTCTCGATCGAGACGTGGTGGAAGCGCGCGTGCAGGAGACCGAGCACATAGCGCGACGCCTTAATGCCGCGCTTTTCCTTTAGGCCAGCGTCGGGGTCGCGCTTGGCGCGCGCCGGTTGCGTGGCCGCGCCGCCGCCGACGCGGAAGCCCGCGCTATGAACGCCGCGCAGAGCGGCCTCGCCGTCGGGATCATCTTCGGTATTGGTCGCGTCCTGTGCGCCCTCCGCTGCGGCTTGCATGGCGGCGGCGACGCGCTGGAGCCGCTGGTCGATCGCGGCGAGCGCGGCGGACAGTTCATCGAACGTGGTGGACTGTTCGTCGTCGATCGGCTTGTCGTCGGTGTCCTCTTTGACGATCGCGGTCATCTTCGCGACGATTTCGGAACGCCGACGCTTTAGCTCGCGGTGCTTCTCTGAGAGTGTTGCCATAACCTGTGTCCTCTATGTGCGGCGCGACATCGCGCGCGCTATTCGGTTGCTTGTGCCAGTTGGAGCGCGCGTCGGCGGCGTGCTCGTGCTCTTGTTAATTCTTGATTGAAGGCTGTCACTTCCTCGCCGGTTACCGGCGGGGTGTCGGACGCGATAGCCGTTCCCTCGCCCGGTCCGGGCGCTTCGATCAGCGCCTCTGGATTGGCTGGAACGGTGACAACGGATAGCTCGACAAGCTCCTGTTCCTCGAAGTCGATACCGGGGAACCAGTCGTCGGCGCCGCGCGCTTGGTCGCGTGTGTAGTCCCACTTGATCGGTCGGAAGCCGACGCTGGTCGCGGCGATAAAGCCGCCGCGCGCGAGCCGATAAACCGACTCGGCGAACTGACCGCCTTCCGGCGTATCGAGCGGGATAAACTCGACCGACGCTTTCAACGCGCCATCCTCGATGCTGACATTGAACGCGCGACCGATCGGCAGGCGCGAAGCGTCGTGGCCCCACAACACGACCGGATTGCGGGCGAAGTTCTTGAGGTCCCAACCGGCAAGCGCGATGCGGTCCTGCTCGCGGTCAACGTCATCGGTCGAGATGGTAAAGCGGAGCACGCGCGCGTCGCCGAGCTGCTCGGCTGGCGCGATGATCTGCTTGCGGAGACCGATCGCCGCGCGGGTGACGTTGCGGCCCCGGTTATACGCCTTGAACTGCGTGGCACTGACGATCTGCATCAGCTAACCCCTCCCGGCTCGGGCTTCGGCGCGGCGGCAGTCGGCGCGTTACTCGCCTCGGACGGCGCGGCTGCGGTCGGCGGTTGATCGGTCGGCAGAGCGGTGTTGAGCGGCACGCGGTATTCGTCGCCGTGGCCGTCGTCGATCGGATCGAGGTTCTCGCGGGCGCGCACTTCATTGCGCGACATCCAGCCGTTGAGCGTGCCGATCTGATACGCCTGATAGCGCGTTAGGAGATCGCCGCGCGTCATGTCGTCGAAGTCGAATTTGCATTCGAGCGTCAGGCGTTCGTCGTCGAACAGGAGATGGTGGTCGAACAGTTGCTCGATCGAGCGCGCAACCGGCTTTAGCGCGCTATCGACGTATTGCTGATTTTGCTGCTCGATGTTGTTCAGCGTCGCCTTGTCAAGCTCGCCGAGCCGATGCGGCGGCACGCCATAGAGCCGGCAGATATCGACCACCTGAAAGCGGCGCGTTTCTAAGAACTGCGCTTCCTCGTTGGTGATCGCGATCTTTTCGTATTTCATGCCTTCCTCGAGGACCGCCGCCTTGTGCGCGTTCTGGACACCCGCGTGCGTCTCGCGCCAGGAATTCGCGATCCGATCCCCCGCTTCCTTGGACAGCTTGCCGGGGTGGCTGATAACGCCACCGATCTGCCCGCCCTGGCGGAACAGGATGCCGCCATGCTGCTGCGTCGCGAGCGCGAGACCGATCACGTCCTGCGCGACGGCGATCGGCGAGACGCCGACATAGCCATCCATCGAGATATTCTTGATGTGGATCATGTCGTCGGGCGGCACGAGCAGGCCGAAGCCGAGCCGGCGGGAGTTGATCCGATACCAAAGCTCGCCGTCGTCGGTCAGCATGATCGAGCAGCGATCCGGCGCGATCGGGACAAGCTCGATCGGGTTCGCATCCTTGTCGCGCTCGACGACGATAAATGCGTTGCCGCGCAGGCAGAGCGACGTGACCGCGTAGCCGATAAATTCGAACCATGTCTGCCAGCGGTTCGGACGCCTGAACAGCTTGTTGAGCGGATGGCGCGTGTCGCGCCGGTAGCCGCCCCCGCCGAGACGACGGCGGACGAACGGCGTCAGCATGGCGATATCCTGCGAGACCGCGCGAATGCATGAATAGACCGCAGCGGATTGCAGGGCGGTGAACGGGGTAACGGGAACGCCGGTATTCGACGCATAGCCGCCGAGCGCGGCGTAAAGCATCGGCTGCGGCCACCCCAACCCGCCAAGGGTCGAAGTAACCGCAGCGTCAGCCTTCGTCTCGGTCGCGGACGGCGCGGCGGACTGTTGAGACGATCCCAACAGCCATTGCCCGAGCCGCTCGCGGAAGGTCATCGTCAGGCCGGCTTCGGCGCCGGGGTCGGCGCGATCGGCTGCGTCGGACGGGCCGGCGCAGGCGGTAGCCCCTGATCCGGATGTGCCGGCGCAGGCGGTAGCCCGTGATCCGGATGGCCCGTCGTCGGCGGCAGCGGATAACCGACCGACAGGCTAGGATCGACGACGGTATAGCCTACCACCTGTAGACCGCCCGCCGCCGAGACCGCGACGATCGCGACAAGGAACTTCTGCGACGGCAGACCATGATCCGGACGCGGTGGTGCGCCGGGCAATCCCTGGTCAGGGCGCGGTGGTGCGCCGGGCAATCCCTGGTCAGGGCGTGGTGGCGAGCCGGGCGGGACAATCGGTCCACCGCTTACGACCGGAGGCCAGATCGAGCCGGGTGGCATCGGATAGTCAGGCGGCAGTGGCGTCGGCGGCCAGATACCGACCGGAGGCGGCCATATCCCAGGCGGCGGCGGCGGAAGCTCGATCGGGTGCGTCGGCACGCCTGGGGCGCCGGCGATGGGCGGAAGCGAATTGTCCGGACCAGCGGGGACCACGAGTATGCTACCGGCGGGAACGGGAAAAGTTGCTGCCATTACGGGAACTCCATTGGGGTTGAGGGTTTCACTTGAAACGATCGCGCGCGGCTCTAGCCGCCGAGCACGAGTAGCCCCCTGCTTTCGTAAACAGAGGTCGCATCGACGTGCGACATGCTGCGAGCGATCGCCATGATCGTTGCAACCGCCGCGTCGATCTTGTTCTCGGGTCGCGCCTTGCGCGGATAGACATTGCCGCGCGCGTCATAGTGGCCGACGACATTCGACATGCACCACGCGAGCGCGCCGTTGCCATCGTGGCGAAGCCGACCGGCGCGGATCGCGGCGTCGAGTTCTTTCGTCGGCTCGCTAAAATTCTGCGTATTGGCGCGGAACTCGACCACCGGAACGCCTTCGGCGGCGAGCCGCTGCGCAAGCTGCGTCGATCCCCACGGATCATAGGCGAGCGATTGAACGTCGAAGCGCCGGCAATCCTCGATCAGATCGATCTCGATCGCGCCGAAGTCGGTCTCGTTGCCCGGTGTGATCTGAAGCACGCCGTCGCGCGCCCAGGCCGGATAGGACGGATTGCGCGCTTCGGCGACCGCCGACTCGTTGAGATAGCACCGGCAGAACACCGTGTAGTGGCCGGCGTCCGGAAACACGAGCGAGACCGCCGCGAGATCGGTCCTGCTCGCAAGGTCGAGCGCGATATGGCACGGCCTGCCGGCGAAGTCCTCGATCCGAAGCGTCGGATCGGCGCACGCCTGCCAGGAGCGAACCGAGAACAGCGCCTCATCCGCGCCGACCCATTGGTTCAGGTGCCGGGTCTTGAATACCGACTCCCGCGCCGCATTGTTGCGCGCCTGCTGGGCGATCGAGCGGATCGCGTCAGGCTGGACGGTCTGGCCCCAGCCGGGGTTGACCTTGCGCCACGTTACTTCGTCCCAGGTGTCGTCGCTCGCGTCGGCGGTATAGATCAACGCGAATAGCCGCTCATCCTCTTGCACGCCGTCGAGCACGCGCAGCGAGTAATCCCATAGCTGCTTGCCGATCCCCGCCGTGTTGTCGGTCGCCGTCGTAATGCAGATCAGCAATGGCTGGACGCGCTTACCCATCGCGGTCAACAGGACGTCGTAAACCTGTGCCGTCTTATGGCTGGCGATCTCATCGCAGACCGCGACCGCGACGTTCAAGCCGTCGAGGGCCTTCGCGTCGGAGGAGATCGGCGCGAAGCGGCTCGCGGTGCGCTCCTGAAAAATCGCGTTGACCATGACGTTCACCGACAACGGCGGACGCTGGAGACGCGGCGTCCGCCGCACCATGTTCTGCGCCATGTCGAACAGGATGCGCGCCTGATCGCGGGTAACCGCCGCCGCGTAGCCTTCGGCGCCGCCTTCGCGCTCCATGAACGTGCAGTAGAGCGCAGCCGGCGCGACAATCGTCGTCTTACCGTTGCCGCGCGGGACAGCGACGTACGCCTGCCGGAAGCGTCGCAAGCGGGTGCCCGGCTCGACGAAGCCGAAGATGTTCGCATAGACGAACCGCTGCCAGTCCATCAACCGGATCGGCTTGTCAGCTTCCGGCCCCTTGATATTCGGTAGCTGCGAGGCGAACAGCATCGCGCGATTGGCGAGCGCCGGATCGAACTGCCAAGCCGAGTTGCCCGCCTTCGCGTCCGCAAGCTCGCGATTGAACCGCGCCGCCGCCTTGCGCGCGGTCTCGCAAGCGGTCGCGTCATCGGCGAGCCGGCGAGCGAATTCGATCGCGGAAGTGACGTGGTCGCGGCTAGGCGACATCCCGCGTCAACTCATCCCAGGCATCGACCTCGCCCTCGATCAATCGCGGCCCGCCTTGCGGGATCAACTGGATGCGCGGTCGCGAGGCCGGCGAGAAGCCGAGTTCACTGCCGCAGCGGAGCATGATGAGCGCGGCATGGTTCATGATCCGGAGATACGGCGAAGCGGTCGGCGAACCATCCTTCGACTTGGTCAACAGCGGCATCTGATTGCCGAGATCGAGCCGCGCTTGCGTCATCATCGCCGTGCGGTGGCGGTCCTCCGCTTCGACCCAGGTCACCAGCACCGAGCGGTCGAGGGCCTTGAGCAGACCGCGCGGCGCGTAGCGCATGACATAGGTCCAGCCCTCTTTCTGGCTCGGCGTGAGGAAGTCGGGCGGCACGACGTCGAGATCGGTCTCGGGCTGCGGTTCGAACGGTCGCGCGTTGCGATCGGCGCGGTCGGTGCCGTGGAGCTTGTGCAACGCGGTCGGCTTGCGCGGACGTCCGCCCTTGTTGCGACCGTGCCGGGGCTTTTTCATGTCTCGACCAGCCAGCCGGCGAATTCGCCGAAGCGGAAAAACTCGACCGCGCGTCCCGGCAGGAGCGTGCGCGCGATCGGACGCTGCACGCCGCTGAGTGACAATTCCTTGGCGACGATCTCGCCGGGTTCGACGCCAGCGGCGAGCTTACCGGCGAGCGCAAGGCGCCAGAGCACCGTGCCGGGATAGCCGCGCTCGGCTTCGCACTTGTCGAACACGATCAGCGCGCCGCCAGGACGTGCAGCAGACACCAGGTGCTCGACCAGCGGGCCGCGCTCGACCGGCGCGACGAACATCAACGTCAGGAACGCAACCGCGACATCGAACGGCTGGAACGCGACGCACTCGGCGCGCTCGATCAGCAATTCGCTGTCAGGCGGGCCGGTATAGATCGCCGCCATCTCGGGCGACGGCTCGACCGCGATCAAGTGCGCGCCGCGCGCTGCCAAGGTCGGTGCGAGCGCACGACCGATGTTCCCGGTTGCTGCGCCGAGATCGTAAACGAGACCGCCTTGCGGGATGTAATGCCGCGCAACGTGCGCGACGGCGCCGGTCGCGATCTCATACCAGGGGAGCTGCTCGCGGACATGCCGCTCGAAGCCGTTCGCCACGGCTTGGTCCTGAAACGTCCAGTTGCGCGGGATGTCGAAGGCGTCGGCGGCATCCATTAGGTGAATTCTGCAGCCCTTGGCTGCGAATGCCCTGGATAATCCGCCGACGCCAGTCGATAGGACCATTGCCGGCCCGGCAAGGCCGGCTTCGTCAACCTCAACCTCGAAGGAATTCGATCATGCCTGCATCTAACAAGAAAGTCACCAAGCCGTCTGCGAAGGTCGCGGCGGTTCGCAAGGCGATGGACAAGAACATCGCGAAAAACGTCGCCAAGCGCGCCGCCAAGGTCCGCGCGGCGAATGCCGCCGCCGATGGGCGGGAGGCGAATGCCGCCAAGGCGCCGAAGGTTACCGCCGAGATGAAAGCCGCTCTGACGCCGAAGGGCTTCGGCTCGCTGATCGTCGGCGGCAACGCCAATCCGGCGAAGCCGACCAAGCCGGCGAAGGCCGGCAAGGCGACCGCCGCGCTGACGCCGATCGAGCGGCAAGCGATCGAAGGCATTCTCGCGAGCGACTACATGGATGGCATGACCGGCAACGATGCGGTCGGTCATCGGGTCTGGACGTGGAGCGCGAATCCGTTCGCGTCGAAGCCGACCTTTAGCGGCGCCGCAAGCTCGCTGGTCAAAAAGGGCTTTGCCGCGATCGACGGCGCCGGCAAGGATGCCTGCATCCAGATTACGCGCGCCGGCATGGATGCGTTCGAAGCGACCGCCGCCGCCAAGCCGGTTGCGAAGGTCGCCAAGGCCGGCAAGGCGTCCGCCGCTACTACCAAGCCGGCGAAAGCCGCGAAGCCTGCCAAGGCCAGCGCCAAGCCGGCGACGGACGGCGTCAAGGCGCCGACCGGCGCGAAGGCGACGATTATCGCCATGATCGAGCGGAAGGACGGCGCGAGCGCCGCCGAAGTCTGCAAGAAGCTCGGTTGGGTCAAGGCCGGCGCGACGATCGGACGCGCGATCAAGCTCGCGCCGTTCAAGGTCCGCAAGGAGCGCGATGCCGACGGCGCTCTCCGCTACTACCGGGAGGGCTGACCGATGCTGAAAGCTCTTGTCGTCATTCTCCTGACGCCGCTCGTGCTTTGTCTCGGCGTCTACGGCTGCACCATGGCGCATGTCGCGGTGCTGACGCATTAGGCCGGTCAAGCGGCTACTCTCGGAAGGGGCGCGGAGCGATCCGCGCCCTTTCTGCGTGCGGGGTCGAGGACGCGATCTCGGATCGTCGCGGCGATTGCCGCCATCATGACCGGCGGGACCGCGCGACCGAGCCGCTCCCACTGTTCGGCATAGGTGCCGAGCAGCACGAAGTCATCGGGAAACGCGCATATCCGGCGAAGCTCGGCGATCGAGAATTTCCGGCACTCGGTCGGATGCGCGACGCTCGCCGCGTGCGCCTTCCGGCCCTCTGCGGTGATCGTCGGCGACGGCGCCGCGAGAGACGCGCGCACTAGCTGGAAATACCGACCGGAGGTCTCGCCCTGGCCGAGCTTGTCAAGCTCGCGACCGACCGCAAAGCGCTGCATGTCGGCTTCCGGCTCGACCATCAGCGTCATCTCGCTCCGGGTCCGTCGCCGGCCATGCGTGAGAACGGTCGGCGCCGGATCGTTGATCGAGCGCGCGCCGTCGAAGGTGCCGACCTTGACGCGGACGGCGCGCGACGCCTGGACGGTCGCGGCGGGCTGGCTGCTAGGCGCCATAGCGTGACCGTTGAAGCCGTTAGCGCACTCGACCGCGCCGATCCACGGCAGCGCGTCGCGGACGCTGTAGCGGTAGCTCCGTGGCGCCGGAAAGGCCGGGTCGGTCGCAAGGTCGAGCCGCGTCCCAACAAAGATCAGCCGTTGCCGCGCCTGCGGAACGCCGAGCCATTGCGCGTCGAGCAGTTGCGCGCGGACGCGGTAGCCCGCCGCCTTCAATGCCGCGAGGATGTCGAGGAAGTAGCCCTTGCCGGCGCCCTTGACCAAGCCGGAGACGTTCTCTGCGACGAATACGCGCGGCTGGAGGCCGTCGACCAGCCGCGCATACTCGAAAAACAGGTCCTCGGTGCGTTGCTTGCGGCCCGCCGAGTAGTTCTTGACCTCTCCCCAACCCTTGTGCCGTTTGCCGGCCATCGAGAAGCTCGCGCAAGGCGGCGATCCGTCGAGCAAGTCGAGCTCACCGACCTGTAGGCCGGTCGCGTCAAGTATTTCGGCAGCTTTGACAAGTCGGATGTCGCGGATGTCAAGCGGCGTGTCGGGGAAATTGGCGCGATAGACCGCCTGCGCGGGGCCGATGAACTCGTTTGCCCATACTACCCGGTAGCCGGCCATCCGATAGCCGAGCGACGAACCGCCGCAACCGCTGAACGTCGAGGCGACGCGGTAGCCGTTGTCCGGTATCGCCGCAATCTCGACCATGCTCGGGACGTGGTAGGGCGGTTTAGCCGGTCGCATGGTGCAATAGCTGCTCGTGGCAGCGGCGCGCGGCTTGTTCGTACGCCCAGGCGCGGGTGCGATGGCGCACCGAGGCCGAGGGCCGACCGTTGAGCCGATCGACGTCGGAGCTTCGGTGCCACCGCTCGGCGACCGAGCGAAACTCACGTGCCAAGCGGGCTAGCTCCTCTGCCTCGATCCGGTCGGTGTGGGGCGTCAGCACGCGGGCGCATCGTCTCGGGCCTCCCGCGTCGCGCTCGCCGCACCTGACCAGCGGAAGCCGCACTTTGGACAGGTGTGCTCCGTCTCGATCGTCTCGTTGTACTCGCCGAACGCACCCGGCGCCGCTGGGCCGGCGATCAGCTTGTCGAGCGATACCGCATCAAAGCCGATCAACTCGACCGACGCGCCGAGATCGCGCAGGTCGGACAATTCGAGACCGAGAAGCTCGTTGTCCCAACTCGATAGCTCGGCCAGCTTGTTATCCGCGAGCCGATACGCGCGCACCTTCGCCTCGCTCCAGCCGCGCGCGGTCATGACCGGCACGGTCTCGATACCGATCTGCCGCGCGGCGAGAATGCGACCGTGGCCGGCGATCAACGCGCCGGCTTCGTCGACCAGCACCGGGATCGTCCAGCCCCATTCGCGGATCGACGCGGCGATCTGCGCGATTTGCGCGTCGCTGTGCAGTCGCGCGTTGCGCGCGTAGGGCAAGAGCTTCTCGATCGGTCGCCGCTCGACTTGATCGGCGGGCCACTCGACCTTGCGCGTTCTCTCGCGCGGCGTCGGCGCCGTTTTGCGCGCCGGCTTCGGCGAATTCAACAGTTTCGCCATTGTAAAAAATCTGT